CGCGCCGAGAACCTGTCCGCACATGTGGACAGATTGTATGAGAGAAACCGCTGTAAGGAACTCGGAGAGTGACTGGACGGCCAGGATGTCTGCCTGCGCCTTGACATCTCGCCACGTACCCTGCAGACACTCCGCGATACCGGACGGCTGGCGTTCACCCGCCTCCAGCGCAAGTTCTATTACAAGCCAGAGGATGTGGAGAAGCTGATGGCCTACGTCGGCATCAGACGCAAGGAGAAGGCAATGAGAGAAGGAAGGAAGAACGGAAACCTTTAAAGAGCGGAAGAGATGGAAGGCATTATCGACAAGGAGAACGAACGTGTCCGCAGGTTCTTTGCCCTGCTGGACAACATGGAGAAAAAAGTGGAGCGTCTTGCCCGTGACAACCGTCCTCCCTTCAACGGGGAACGGTTCCTGACCGACAGGGAGCTTTCCGGAACGTTGAGGATCAGCCGCAGGTGCCTGCAGGATTACAGGGACCAAGGACGGATTCCCTATATCCAGCTTGGCGGGAAGATCCTGTACAGGCAATCGGACATCGAGAAGCTGCTGGAGGAGAACTATCACGCTGCATTGGTATAATATCGTATTCAAGTTTAAGGATTGCCGCCGGAATTGCATTTACGATTCCGGCGGCAGTTTTTATTTAGCCTGCGGCTTCCTTGCCGGCCGCAGGTTTTCTTCTTTCCATCAGCCGGTCCATGTCCGAGGATATCTTCCGGTCGGTGACCTGAGCGTAGACCTGCGTGCTGTCGATATTCGTATGGCCCATTATCCTGGCGATGCTCTCTATCGGAATGCCCGCGGTCAGTGTCAGGGTCCCGAACGAATGCCGGGCCATGTGGTAGGACAGGTTCTCTTTCATGCCTAATGCCACGCCCATTCCATGTACCTCGTACCAGAGGACATCGCGGACCGGCAGCGGGAATACCGGCCTGTCGTCATCCGTGGTGTTGTAAAGATCCAGTATCTGTCCGGCTATGGGATGCAGCGGGATGAACGCCTCCACGTCCGTTTTGGCGCGGCGGATGCGGATATACCTTCTTCCTTCCGAGGTCGTTCCGATGTGACGGGGATGGAGAGCCCTCGTATCCGCGTAGGCCAGACCGGTCAGCGAGGAGAAGATGAACGTCCTGCGCGCCAGCTCCATCATCGGGTCGGGCAGCGGGGTTTCCATCATCCGCTTCAGTTCACTGCGGCTGATATGCCTTAGTTTAGGTGCTTCTTTCCTCTCGTATGCCACGTCCTCTATCGGGTTGGCACGCAATACTTCCCGGTCCACGGCGATGTAGATGAGCCGGTTGAGCCAGCACAGGCAGTGGTTCACGTGTCCGTTCCTGTGTCCCAGCTCCTTCTTGAGAAAGACCTTGAACGATTCGGCGAACTCTTCGGTGATGTCCGAAAAGGCGATGTCCTTCATCCCGCGGGATTCGATGAACTGCCTGAGGTTAAGCTGCGTGGTCTTCGACTGGCGGTAGGTGGAGGTGGAATTGATCTCCTTGGAGCGGACCCTGAGCCGTTCGCGTTCCACCTCTCCGGCCTGCAGGAGGTATTCCGGCACGGAATTGGCACCGGATACGGTGGTCTTGAGCAGCTCGGCCGTGACCACTCCCTGGTTCCTCAGCAGGTTCCCATACGCCTCTTCCAGCCGGCTTCGGAAGGCGGCAAGGCGGTTGTTCTCCCTGGCTGTTTTGATTTCACACTTCTTGCTGTCCCAGTCTCCGGGTTTGCAATAGATGCCTGTCGTGACTGCCGATTTCTTTCCGTCGATGCTGATCCGGCAGAGGACGGCGGTCGTGCCGTCCGATTTTACCTTGTTACGGTTGATGTAGAATAAAAGCTTGAATGTACTGCGCATGATAATGATTGTTTAATTGTTTAAGGATTAAAGAATAAGTTTCAAATCGCGGGTTGCCTCGACGAACCTGTCCATGTCCTCGAACAGTCGCTTCGGAGTTACACGGGCATATATCTGGGTGGTCTTTATGTTGGAGTGTCCCAGCATTTTGCTGATGGTCTCGATCGGCACTCCCTCCTCGAGCGTGACCAATGAGGCGAAAGAATGCCTTCCCATGTGGTAGACAAGGTCCTGGCTCAGCCCCGCCATCAGGCGCAGGGATTTCATGTTGGCCCTGAGCGTATGGTAGTCCTGCGGCGGGAAGAGGGTGATGCGGGTATCGTCACGATACTTCCCGATCAACGCGAGTGCTTCCGGCAGCAACTTGACGCGTCCGAGGTAGTCGGTCTTCTTCCGCCGGTATTTCAGCCAGAGGCTGCCCTCGTCATCCTGGAAGAGGTTCTCCCGGGTGATGCTTACCGCATCGGCATAGGCGGTGCCGGTGTAACAGGCGAAGAGGAAGAGGTCCCGGGTGATGACATGTGACCTGCGTTTTTCCGGTATCTCCAGATCGCGTAGCTTCTCGAAATTCTCCCGGCTGAGTGCTTTCGGTGTTGTCTCCTTCTGCTTGGGCAGCTTGAAGTGGCAGAAATGGTATTTCTCCGAGTGCCCCTCCTTGTAGGCGATGCGGCAGATCTTTTTCAGGATGGACAGGTAATGGCGCACCGTCTCCATTGCCAGTTTCTTCTTTTCCAGGCAGAAGTCCTGATAGTCACGGATGAACTGCTCGTTGAGCTGTCCGAAGGCGAGGTCCGAGACCTTGAATTCCGTTTTGATGAATTCGGCAAGGGTGCGCCGGGTGTACACGTAGGTCGACATTGTCGTCGGTGCACGGTCCACGCCGACACGGGCCTTCATCTCCTCATTGTGCCGGTCGAGAAGTTTGAGCAGGGTCATCTGCATGCCCGCGTTACCCTGGAACATGTCCCTGACCGCGGCGGCATCGAAATCCTTTTTCCTTTCCATGAGGGAATTGAAGGCCGAGTGTACGGCAAGCAGCAGCCTCTCTATTTTTTCATTGGTCTCCACCGCTTCCCGGCTCTTGCCATTCAATCGGCTCTCACGCGCGTTCCATAGCCCGGGGGTACAGGAGAGCTTGCAGCTGAACTGCGCCATCGTGCGGTTGAGGGTGATCCGTCCCATGATCGGGGCCTTGCCGGTCTTGTCCGGCTCGCTCTTTTTCAGGTAGAGCAGCACCTTGAATTTTTCCACTTTCATAACGCTCTTTTTTAGGTTGTAAAAATACTCCTTTGAAAAGCGTCCTTTGGCATGCAAAACATTGATAAACAGTGAATACAAATCCGCTTTGTTCCTATCGGTAAAAATTCGGTTACCTGCCGTTGTTTCCGAAACAGGCGGCTAACAGTCTGGTAACTGAAACGTCGCAATATTTTGTTTTCTTTTGCAGGTATGTCTGTTCTGCAATTCTTGCAAAATGCTTAATTATAAACGTTTTACGTTTAATTCTCGTCATTCTGTTTTTTATTGCATTTCTAAATATTACTTACACAGCCCGTCATAGCTATGCCACAAGCATTTGCCTTGCAAATGGCGTGAGTATGGAGAATGTTGCTAAGATGTTAGGTCATGCAGATACAAGCGTAACAAAACACTATGCAAGGGTATTGGATCAGAATATTTTCAAGGATATGCAAAAAGTAAATAGCTGCCTGTCGGAATTGGCTATATAATAAAAATAGTAGCTAATATTGAAAAAGGATTGGGAAGAATGAATTTCATTTTCTCAATCCTTTTCTTTTATAGTAAGTTTTCCAGAACTCAATATGAAGCATTGACAAAGGTAAGTTCCGTATTTAGCCTGTTCAAGTCCGAGCCTTCGGTTTAGATGAAAATCTTCCTCTCACTATGTTCGAGCGTATTTTCATCTAAAGACTTGCACAGACTAAATACTTCACTGGAAAAGTCAATGATTCAAATTAAATTCCGAAAAACAATGTTTTTGGGCTTGGCAGGTTACTCTTTCCAGCTTTCAAAGTAGTGCTTTTGAAGCAGTTTATCAATATCGCTTTGGCGATAGATGATTTTACCTTTTATCTGGATAAAGGGGATTAGTCCTGTATCTCACCACACCTGCAAGGTTCGCAAACTGACATTTAGTTTCTTGGAAACCTCATTATTAAAAAGAAAACGTTCCCCGTTAAGGTGGGGCTTGTAATGTTTGACAATAGATTCAATGCTGTCCAGCATCGAATCGAGCGAAGAAATAAATTCTTTGACTTGTGGGGTATCTTTATTTATTAGTTCCATGATTGAAAGATTGTTTTATTGAAATATTGATTTCAAGATGGCTAGATGGCTGATTAGTTGCGCAGATAGTCACCCAACGATGAAATACTAAGTATATCTTTTGCCGAATCATAATCTATATAGAGCCGTTTAGACGCAATGGCAATAAAATACTGGCTACCATCTTGCTGTATCTCATAAGTAGCGGGTGAAGCCTGTTTGGTAGTTTCCGATACATATATAATAGAAAAGAGATACTCTTTGTCGCTCCAATAGATGATAACCGTGGGATTCAAATTAACACTTTCCCATGTGCCGACAATGAAAAATAGGTTGAAAGACGGGTAATCTTCTTTAGTTCTTTTCATAAGGCATAATTTGTTTGGGTGATTGATTTTGTGTTTCACTGTTCGCAATAATTCTTTCAATATCGGAAGACTTATAATAAATTTTGCTG